TACGGGCAACGGCACTCAGAACGAAGTAGTCGCCTGTTGCCATGTTCTGGCCGCTGATGCCAATGCTCGGCAGGCCATAGAAGGCATTGGTAAAGGTGACGGCATAAGCTCCAGCACCACTGCTCAGGTTATTGCCGTTCTCTTGCCGCTTCTTCAGCTGCACCGTGGCGCCGAGTTCATCGATCAGGATGTTCTGGGTCACGTTGTTGCTGGTGGCAATCACCTTGAACTGGAAGCCACGGCCCTGTCTTGTGCCATTGATCAGTGGCTGCCAAGCTGTGTAGACCGGATCGTCGATGGTTGAGTCATTGTTGGTCGTGCGCACATAAAGCGTGGCATTGACCGCATCCAAAGTGCTGCCATCAATATCAACCCATAGGTCAATCTCGTCTAGCTTGTCATCCCACAGGTCACCAGGCAGGAATGCACGGGTGATAAACCGGGCAAAAATATCTGTATCGAAAACACCACCCAAGTCAAGGGTGCTACCGAATTCATACTCGCCTTCCGAAACAATATCGCCAACGCCATCAATACTGGGCAACGCATCAAAATCACCATCGACTGCAAGTAAATCAATGAAAATACCTTGGGCAAGGATCAGCGCATCCTGCTCTGCGCTGTACAGCATATTTGTTAGATCACCTTGGAATGGCGGACTTGTGGTGTCCTCGTTAAACGTAATAACCGTGAGCGGTGATAGCGGTTGCGGAAGCGTAACCATAACGCTGACGGAATTGGTCGAACGGTTTCCGGTTGAATCCTCAGCCTTCACCATGTAGGTGCCAGCCAGCAAAGGCACAACTGCCTTGGTCGCACTACCTGGAACGGCTGGGATGATGTCATTACATCCCTGCCATTCTGCGCCACTTGTTGTTGGCGTGTGACGAACAATGATGTTGCCACCCAAGAGTACGTCCAGATCAGTTGCTGCTGGCCAACTTAATTCAGCAATCTGTTCTGTGGTCTGCGAAATTTCTAGTCCTGCTATCGCTTCTGGTACAGCAGTCCGACCAACAACTTGATAGGAAGCACTACCTGCGGTTGACTTTTTGTTTGAAGGTGAAACGGCAACAATTTGGATTTCCCAGTTGCCTTCCTGTGCATTGAACACATCAGTTTCTGTTGAGCTAGTATCTGGCAGGCTGATCCAGTTGTCGTTGCTGATTCTGTATTGCACCTTGTAAAGGTTTGCGCGTTCAACGCCACTCCATGAAATGTTTACCTGAACAAACGCTTTGTTGTTGTCGGCATACATTGCCTCTCTAACTGTAATGTTTGTTGGCGCATCTGGAACAGCATTTAGCAGTGAAACATTTTTCCGTGTCAATGCTGCACCACTTTCAACGTATGCGTATTTGCTTGAGTTATAAGAAAGTGCTGTTACGCCAAATGTTCCTTCCTCACTGTTTTCAGAAACGCCAATGACGCGCCAAGTCGTTGGGTTGACCACTGAAGAAGTCAGCAGCCAGGGTGCGTTGTTCTGCGGGGCAACACTGAAAGCACTAGATACGGTGACCGTCAACGTGCCGCTGTTGTAGGCGCTGACCGTTCTGGTTTCGAGCAACCCATTTGGCAGCACCACTGACAAGGTATTTCCTGCGCTGATCGTGCGGTCTGCATCGATCACAACCGTGGTGGTGGTGGCAGAGGCAACGCGCCCATTCATCCGTGTGCCAGATCGGGTTGGATCTGCAATCGAGATGATCATCCCAGGCCGGAGCACCACGCCGGAATCCACGGCGCAGGTAAAGGTGCAAGTTTCTGCTTCGTAAGCGTTGCTGTACAGCAACCAGCGTCCAACGCGAGCAGCCTGACTTTGGCTGGTGCAGGCAAATGCTTCGATCTCTTCCTTGACTACACCATATTTGGCCAGCAGTGTTGAATCTTCAACAACTTCTACGGCAGTGTCGCGGGTGTCAAGATCGTTGTATCGAACCAAAACAACTGTTGGCCTGGTGCGGATGTCGCTGCCTTGGTAGTTGAAGAACCCGTCAATTACGTTGGCAGGGCCAAAAATGTAGCTTGAGTCTTTTGGGCGATCCTGCGCAATGGTAACGCTACCGCCAGACCAGTAACCCTGTGAGCGGAAAACGCTTAGCAGGTTGTTGACAAGTGTGAATGCCTCTTCGCTGTTTTGAATGTTGACGTTGCAGGAGAACCGAGGTTCCTGTGCCGGTGACGCTAGTCCAGTCGAGACAAGCTGGTTGGCGTATTGGGAGGCAGCGTAAAAACTCCACTTATCCAAGCGGCTTGCATTGCCATCAAAACTTGCTCTTTCACTTGTCGTAAGGATTTGTTCGCCAAAGCCATAGCGGGTGCTGGTCAAAATATCCCACAAGATCCATGCAGGGCATGAGCACCAAGTAGCCGCAGAGTAAGTTCCATCCCATGTGCCGCTGTAGATCAGGCGACCCGTTGTACTGTCAACCGTGGCGTTGGAAGGGATGCGTATTTTGATTCCCTTGATCAAGTAAGTGCGCTTGGGAATGTTGCTGAATTGCTTTGAATCAACCTCAACACCAACCAATGCAGAGTTGGGATAACGCAACTTTGCGTCAATAATTTCTGTGTAACTCTGCCAGCTAAATGCTGAGGATACCTTGGCGCTATCGGAGTCTTCGCTGACTCGACGCAGCCTGATATTGAGCGGAAAATTACTGGCGATAGAGCCACTGTTCCAACCAGAAACACCAGCCAGTGCAATCTCACGGTCAAATTGATAACCGCCAGAACTCTTGCCCTTGATTAGTGATTGATTTGCTGGTGTGTACTGGACATAGGCGCCACCATTCAGTTGCACATCTATTGCAAAATTAAACTCACCGCCGACTAGGTTGCCTTTTTTGTCTAACGTTTGAAGGTTAGGCACTGAAATGGTGACGCGAACTCTGTCGACTTCTGAGTCTGAGATGCTGCGAATAATAGCTCCACCAGGGATGGGCACATCAACGTAATAAGTGCCAGTCCCGGTGTTGGCTCCCGCAGTTCGCGTAACGGTAAAACTATTAGTTGCTTTTGTAATAATTGTAAAAACTTCTATTACTTTTTGCAAAGAGCCTGAAAGAAAATTAAGCTGCACGCTCATGCCAACGCTGTAACCGTGCGCCGCTTTATTGATCGTAATGGTTGAGCCAGACTTGGTGTAGGTGCTGGTGCTAACCGTAATATCGCCGCCATCAATATCAGCAGCTTTTAAGCCGCCAGACTGGTCGGCCCAGTTAACATAAAATATGCTGCCAGTTGGTGCAGGCGTTGCAAGAATTGTGTAGGCATTATTATTTTTGCCATTTCTAGTGTAAAGGCTGCTTTGCTTCAAAGCTGGATCAAGACTGCCTTCTAGAAATTTAATGTAGGCAAGATTGCCAGCAGTCCACGAACCAGTGGCCGTAATTTTTAGGTATGGCTTGATTGCGTAAACAACGCCAGATGCACTTTTGAAATTTGCATTTTTGCGTTGAACAGTGAATGTATTTGCGTCAACAACCGTTACCGTATATAAAGCATCGTGAACGCCGTTATATTGTTCAAAATTTAGAAACACGCTGTTAGACGTGGACATCCCATGGCCAGTCCAGCCAATGGTGATGGTTGCGGCTGATCGCGTAAAATTGGAGTTATTCCAATCCCGCGACCATGTGCCGCTGATATTGTTGTCCGCCTGGATCTCAACGCCTACAGCAGTAACGCGCTCGACTGATGAGAAACCTGCAATGTATGTTTGAGCATTAGTTCCATTGCGAGTTTGAACGGTATAGCCAGTAAAGTTATTTTCGCCTTTTGAATTTTGAAGTGGGGTGTCGTCAAGATAAATTGATTTATACCCATCCGCCAAGCCTTCGATCTCGCCTTCACTGAGCAGATCTAGAACTCGTGCAACAGCTCGTGATTGCAGGTTGTCCCTTGCTTCTGTCGCACTGCGAAGGGCGCCACCACCAGCTTTGCCAAAGCCACCACCAGCTGCACCGTAGATTTCAACAGGAGAATCAGTCATGAGGCATCCGTGGTGGCAATGCTGGCGCTAAGCAAAATACTTCCTACAAACATTTTCCCGTAGACACAAGGTATCGGTGTGCCTTGAACGCTCGTATTTTGAATTCCGCTGAAACTATAGGATTGAAGTTTGCGGGGGTCGTCGGCTTTCATTGCCATCTTGGGGGACGGAGAAATCAGTTCTGCGACA